ATGTTTATAACACGTGTCAATGAAACTCCTGCCCCTTTGCCGCGACCGGAGCCGCAAAAATCGTTTGTGGGGCAAATTTGAAAATATCAAACTTCACTTGATTATCTCCCCCAGATAGTCTTCTGCGATTTTTTCAATCCGGCTCTGGTCGGCATCAGAAATGACCAGAAACGGACGCGCGGGAATATTAACTTTCCGCCCGCGTCCGGCCTTGCCGCCAAACTGATGAATGCCCGCGTATATAACATTGGTCCCGACGCGGACGCTTTTGCTATCGGCATCCACGGTCATGGATCGCCGCAATGTGCCTTTGTCCGTCAGCGGCTTGCCGCCATCGCGCTTCGATCTCGCGGATGGTTTCCATCGTTCGGGTCGGCCACCCGCCTCGAAGTTCTTTTCCACGATGCGCCTCACTTCCTCGCCGATGTCCTGCATGAGAGGACGGAGGGAGTGGCCCTGTGCCGCCAGTGCCGTCAATCTTTTTCTTACTTCGAAATCGTTTATCGTGAATTTGATCTGCATCTAATGCCTCTTGACTTTTTCGCTCCGTTTGCTTAATATCCTGTGTAAGGGTGTCTTCGGCGTAGGGGGGCTCACCCTGGCCTGAACAGTCGAAGACAACCGGTTCGTGAGCCGTGCCGGTCATTTGCCCTTTCTTTTTTTTGGATAAAGCAGCAATCCTGTCCTTTGTTTCTCTAAATAGTCAAAATCTGGTTCCATTTTTTTCAACGGCGTAAAATTCGTTACGCCCTGAAACACACCATTCGCCACTTCATACACGCCGAGTCCGCCGATTTTTTTATCTGCCGTCGTCCATAGCGCGATGTATCGCCTTGTTAACCTGATCGCACCCGTGAGCGTGTCTCTCTGCGGGGTTAGCCATACTTCATACGGATTGACCAAAATATCCTCCATCAGCGGAATGGAGGGCCCGTGTCCATCTTTGTTGAATTTCCAAATCTCCGGAGTGCCAGGCGTCTTGTCTTCCAGAAAAGCGCGCAATGAAAGAATGACGGGATCGCCTAGCACATCTTTCAGTACCTTCTCGTTTCCATAGCGGGCAACAAACGCTGACTTATAGAATGCATCGCTCTGGCCAGATGGAAGCAGGGCTGTATCCAGCGTTGGAATGTATGCCGGGTCTATGCTTATGAGCGGCGCGCGCGAATAATCCGCCGCTGTTTTGAGGCCGGGAATGGTGACCCATTTCCCTGGTTTAGCCGAGTCCACAATTCCTCCCCATGCGCTTTTGCCGGGGTTGTTTGCAAAGCCCTGATCGGGCATCAAAAGGCGAGCGGGCATTTTGTTGCCGGTGACCGGATCGCGCGGCTCAATCAATTTGCCGGTGGGATCATCTTTTTCAATTTGCAGTTTTTCATCCCGGACATTGTCCGCAGAAAGCGTGACAACGCCGCAGCGGCAGCGGAAACCGTTGGGCGGATACCAGGTGTCCCAGAAAGGATGATCCGCCGGATAGACCTTGCCATGCATGGCCGCGTGTGTGGGCCGCGTGCGCTTATCATTGACGGCGCTGTATTGCCAGTAGGGACGTGTTTTTTTGACCTCCTGCATTTGCTTGTAACGGCCAACGCTGTATGCGGTCTGGATGTTGGTGCGGAAAATATTATCCAGCCGGTAATTGACCCCAGCGTTACTGTAACCGCGCCGTTCCATGATCCCGGCACAGTCTTTTTTGAAGTCGCCGTATGGCGTTCCTTTGTCGAGACTTTTTTGCAGCGCCTGAAATACAGTTGTCAGTTCATCGCCTTTGGCAATCCCCGAAACGGCAAAGGCCCGCACTTTGGCTTCATTCGCCAGTTGCCGGAATTTCCCCGGCGACATCGGAACTTTGTCGCGCCAGAATCGCTGCGCTTCTTTCATGGGCAGGGGTTGCAGATCGATCATAATGAGCTCCCGCTGAGGGCAAGTTTCACGCCGCCCGAAGCGCTGGGCGAATTATCCCCGAAGCGCAGCGGATGGGGATTTGTGCAGCTAAGAAATATTTTCATTTCATTTCCCTCGCTATCGCGAATCTGCCGAACACATCGGCATTAAAAACTGCCCTCTCCATGAGATCGGATAGATCGTCCATCTTCAGAGTCGGATAAAGTTCTAAAATGATTTGCATGGCCTCTTCATAACTGCTGGCTGCTTCCAGGGCGGCGATAATCTTCTGTTCGTTATCTTCCAGCGTGCCGGTGGCCTGCGAGACAACTTTTTCCGCCAGATCCTCAATGGCCTGCTGATCCGGTGTGAATCGTGATGCTTCGGCGAACTGCGGAGTCGGTTGGTCCGCCTGTGGCATGGACGGCTTGGATGGAACAACCAGCACGTCGCCTTCCTGCGGCGCGGGGATGCCGTAGGTGGAATAGAAATAATCCACGGCGACCGGCAGGCCGATGTCGACGACCAGCTTTTTATCGATTTCCGCCCGCGCGGTCAGGTCGGGCTTGCCGTTGGCGTAGGTCTGAATTTTCGGATACACCCCGACGTCCGGGAAGTTATAATCAACAATCCATTTGATGAGGGTATCGTTCAGGCAGGAGTCGAGCAGATCCGCGTCGGCCTCGATGATTTCCTGCCGGGCTTCTTCCTGTGCATTTTCGTTGCCGAGTTTTCCCGGCGTGCCTTCGGTGCTGGCCGTCTGGCCGAGAACGGCTTTGGATATCTGGCGATCCATGTACGCACAGAGCTGTTCGTGCGTCACGGTTCCGGCGCGGCTGGCTTCCAGAAATTCCACGGCCATATTGTCCGGCATGGTAATGCCGGTATCGGTCTGGATCGCTTCAATGGCTGTCATAAGCGTCTTCTTGGCCGGGTCAAGCGTGCCTGACGGATATTTGCCGACGACGGTGGGCATCCCGAACTTCTCCAGGAAGACCAGCCAGAATTTTATGCCGTGTTTCTTAAACCAGACCGGCCACCAGATGCGCTGGCCGAGACCTTTTCCGTAGGGATTGTCGCTGTCGCCGAAGGTGAAGGTGACAAACTTGCGTTCCGGCAGGGCTTCGCCGTCGATCATGTTCTGCGGGGTGAGCAATCGCAGTTCGCGCTGCGGCGTGAAGACAAACCGGCGCGGGTGCTTGCCGAATATTTTTTGGATTCCGATGCCGGAAGGCTTGCGCTGCCAGATGATTTCGGCCTCGTGATGGCCGTATAAAACGGCCTTGAGCAGCTCTTGTCGCGCTTGGTCGAAATTGCAGTCCATGAGCGTTTGCGAGACAAAATCGGCGACGACCTGCTCCTTCGTGGTTGCGGCAGGCCTGCCCGACTTGCGGGCGGATTTTGCGGGGATGATTTCCCATTCTTTGCCGACAACGGCCAGTGAGCGTTGCTGCAATACCGATCCGGCATGGGCATCGCGTTCGACTTCATCGTACAACCGGAGACCTCTTCCCGCTGCTTCGGAGCGCAAAACCGGATCGGGATTCTCCAGGCGCTTCAGCCACCCGGCAAAAATGTCGATGTCTTTTTCGAGGGTCGCCACCTCATCGGTCGTCGGTTGTGTTATTGGGGTTTTGTCTGCCATTTTTAAGTCCTATGTAAAAAATCGGTCTGGCGGCGGCTTATTCCGCCCCATATTTCGCGCAAATTTATGTTTATAACACGTGTCAATAGAATTCCCGCCCCTTTGCCGCTACCGGAGCCGCCAAAATCGTTTGTGGGGCATTTTAATGACGCCCGCTAAGAGCGAATGAAATGATGCTCGAAGCGCTGGCGGAATTATCCCAGGAGTGAAACGCCGTGGGACGCGTGCCTTATTCAAATGCATCTTGATTAACCCCCTAAATACGAGCTCATACTTCGCCCTGCCGTCACGTTGGTTTTGCCGGTGGATTCAAATTCAATTTCACCGCCCCATTCCTGGCGGGTGGCAAACCATGCCATCGCTCCGGCAATGCCGGAATCGCCGTGGCGCTTTTTGTTGTCTTTTCCTTTTTGCCGGATCTCCGGAAGTTTGGCGACGCCCTTGATGACTTTGAACGCGCGGTGGTCTTCGATGCCGTCTGCATCTTTGGCCAGTAGGATGGTCTGATCCTCAAACGCCGCTTTGTATGCAGGCATGTTCTCGCGGTACCACTGCTCGGTCAACATGACCTGGGCGATGCGTCCCGCGCCGTATCTCTGCATGGCGCGTTCCGCAAGATACTGGCCGTTGCCTCTCGCGTCGAAAGCGCCATAGCGGAAACGCGGCAGGCGATCCATAATGAAGAATGCAATCTGCTCCTGCTGCTGAAACGGGATATTGCGAAGCTCCAGCCTGAATAGTTCCCGCCAGTGCGCGTTGCGCTGTTCAAGCAGGGGCGTCATAACCGTCAAGTCGCCGCTGCGTCCGAAGTCCTCGCCCAGAACGGAATTTTGTTCGGCTTTTAAATCGGTGAAGAAATGTGCACAGTTATCTTCGAGCCAAGCATCAACCTCGGCATATCGGATTGCATCCGGTAACTCCGCAAACGATTGCGGCTGTTCGTATCGGATGACGGGAATTTCTTCCGTCATGCATTTCTCGATGACGGCGCGGGTGAGAAATACGCCGGTGCCCTGGCCGGGGATGCAGAAAAGTTCTTCATCCGCGTCTTCGCCATAGGATTCAATGATGCCCTGCCGCCATTGCGTCTCTGCTTCGGGAGACCATTCTTTTTTAAGCACTTCGCAGATTCGCTTGTAGAGTCCGTCCGCCAGCGCGTCATCAAACGTTATGCGGTGCAGGCTATAGGGTTTTTTCCCGGCGCGGATATCCTGGATGAGCGAATTGAACTCATTGCTGTCACCGAAGTGCGTCGAGATAATGCGAACCTGGCCGCCCCACATCAGGAGCGCCATTGCCGCTTTGATCAGGCCGGGCAGGTCATCATGGAACGCCGCCTCATCGATGACGACGCGCCCCTGCTTACCGCGCAGGTTTGTCGGCCTGCTGGAAAGCGCGGTAATCCGCCAGCCGGATTGAAAGGTAATTTTGTAAGCGAGGATTTTCTTTTCCTGAATGATGCCGTTTTCATCTTCGTCGATCTCTTCATACTCTTCGATTGCGCCCGCCGCCATGTTATAGGCGCGCGCCCAGTTGGCGCAGTCGTTAATAAATTCCAGCGCCATATCTTTAGTATAGCCGATGTACCAAACGTCTCGCTTTTCGGTGTTTCCTTTTTCAGAAGCATAAAGCGTATCATCCGCCGCTTCAGCCCAGGTTAAACCGATCCGCCTGGATTTCTCCGCAACTTTGACATCGGATTTATCTGCAACCCATCTCTGCTGATAGCCCAGCAGAATGCCGGATTTTTTCACCGCATGAACGTAATCGATGGGGAGAGCTTCATTTATTTTCATTACACAACGCCTAAAATTTTCTGTCTGATTTCTTTTGCGGTCTCTTCCGTCAGACCGCCGCTCTTAACAACTTTGGCAACGTCGTCAGCCATCGCCGCGACCTTCTCTTTAAAAATTCCGTTACTCTCTGCCTGCCGGAATTTAACAACCATCGATCCGAGTTTAGAAAGACTATCCATCAAGGCGCTGTCAATCGCGCCGGGCTGGCGCTCTTCCGCGTAGGTCAGTTCGCGTTCAAGCAGGGCTTCCATGCGTAGGCCAAAGGATGTTTTGCGGGCGCGGGCCTTGTCCCATTCATCCAGATCTTCGCTCGGCTTTTTGGTCAGGCCTTTCCAATTGGATAGTGTCTGCCGTGATACGCCGAGCTCGGTTTCGATGGCCGTCAGCGATTTCCCGTCGATGAACATCTGCCGGGCAACCGGTTCGAGTTGTGT